AGGAAGCAAAAATTGTTCGTGATATCATCAAAGTATTAAAAGCACGTTCATCACCATCACTAGGTTCTGCACGATTATTCTTAGAATCCCCCAAAGTTTTTGAATTGGAGTACATATATAATGGAGATGGTAGTGATGAGGCCAGCAAATCAACTCATCCATATTTGAATAAAATCAAACCTTGTGCTCTCACACAGATTGACGTTAATTATACGCCTAATAACAAATATATGACATACGCCGAAGATGGTTCTATGGTTGCTACATCTTTGAGAATGTCATTCACTGAAATTGAACCAATTTATGCTAATGATTATAGTTCAACTGGTCACCCTGCAGGATACTAAAGATGACAACTCCATACTTTAGATACGTTCCAAACTTTGAGTACGTTAATAGACTCAGAGAAAATAAAACTATATTAGAATATATTCAAGTCAAAAACCTCTTTAAAAGAGGTGTTATTCGTGAAGATATTTTTACAGACTTAACAAATTTTACAAAATATTCAATTGTAGGTGATGAGAGACCTGATAATATTGCAAATAAGGTATATGGGTCACAATATTATGATTGGGTCGTACTTCTTTCTAATAACGTAATCAATTATCAGAATGAGTGGCCAATGTCACAACAATCATTCCAAAATTACCTTGATACAAAATATATTACAGAACAAAATTTATATTCAACCCATCATTATGAAACTAAGGAAGTGAAGGATAGTTATGGTTTTATCCTAGTTCCTGCAGGACTTGTAGTTGACAAAAACTTTTCGTATACCTTTTATGATGGTGGTCTTGGTACAGAGATAACAAAAACAAATATTACTACAGAAGTAACCAATTACGATTATGAAGTAAAAAAAGAAGATGAAAAAAGAAATATCTACCTTCTTAAAAAAGAATATCTGAGTATTATTACCAGAAATATAAAATCATCTTTACTTTATAAAGAAGGAAGTAGTCAATACGTCAATAAAAATTTAGTAAAGGGCGAGAATATAAGATTATTCCAACCCTGAAAAAAAGTAAAGGGGCCAATTTTTCCCAGGAAAAATTTAACCCCTATTTTTGAAACTAAAAGCCGATTTTGGTATCACATATCAGCCAATTTTGAAAAATATGACATAGCATCGTCTTCATCATCATTGGATGAGGAAGGAGTGATGTCAGGGTCGTTGAAACCACCAACCTTCTGATTGGACTCAACAATTTGTTGTTCCAGTTTCCTCAGTGCATCCTCTTCACTGACACGTTTCTGTTCAGTAGGAGCATAGTTGTCATACTCAGTCTCTTCAGCCTGAACAGCCTTGGCCTTTTTATTACCAAGAACATAATCAAGACGCTTTTTCAGTTCATCATAGGACTTGAACTTATCAGGAGCAACCAGTTCAGCAAGAGAATACTCTTTGTTCCAGATTGCTTCAAGAGCATCATCGTCATCCAGGAGTGCAGAAGGTGCAGCAAACTCAGACTTATCGTAGTTCCAATAACCAGCAACCTTGGCAAGTTTCAGTTTGAAATTGGCACCTTGCCAGAAGTCAAAAGGATTGATAGGAGTCTCATCCTCATACTCAGGTTGCATTGCATCCATGATCTTGTCAAAGATCTTCTTACCGAACTTGTAGAGGAATACTTGACCTTCGTTCTGAGGGTTTGCAGGATCCTTTACAACATAAATGTTTGCGTAGAAAGACAGTTTACGTTTCTGTTTGCGAACAGTCTCTTTATCGGACTCATTTCCCGTGTTCCACAACTCACGGTTCAATTCACCAATAGGATCTTGTTGACCGATAGTAGTCAGAGAGTTCTCGATATACCAACCACCAGGACCCTGGAATGCGTGAGAAAATACCTTCACCCAAGGAAGATCTTCACCGTTAGGTGCAGGCAGGAAACGGATAACAGCATAACCATTACCAGACTTGTCCATCGTGGGTTTCCAGAGACGGTCGTCTGTTCCTCCACCTTGACCCTTATTCTCTTTCTCTACCTGTTGAATAAGTTTCTGTGTCAGGTTCCCCAGAGAGGAGTTTTTCTTAAGATTTGAAAATGACATGTGTTTCGTATTCTCCGTATTAGAAATGTGTGTATGTATAGTGTGTGTCTCCCAGACTGTTTAGGTCCGAGAAACCTACCCTCTTATTATAACAGAATAAGAGAGTAGTGTCTATGTGACGGTCAGTTTCCCAACTGTCCCTGGTATTTAGTTCTCCGTTTGTATTCCCTCCTCTGTTCTCGTTTCTCTTCCAATGTTCTAACGGGTCTAACCTTGTTATAACCCTCTACGATAGAGTTGAGTTCTGTTATCCAGTATTTCTCCCTCTCTACCATATCTTTCTCTTCTACCTTCTCTACGACCCCCCATACGAAGTTTTCTTTCCCGTATAGTTTCATATCATCGTAGAGGGGGTAGTTGTTTTTCCAATGAGAGGGTTTGAAATGACCCTTTATTCTCTCCTTAAGGTTTTTACTACTACCAATATATTTCTTCCCTGTAATAAGAGAATGAATACAATAGACGAAACAACCCTCCTTCAGGTTTCTTTCTCTTCGTTCTTTATCAAGTCGTCTATTTTTTTCGTTTATCTTCTCTCTATTATTTTTAGAGTATTCTCTATCATACTCTCTTCTTTTTTCTTTCGACCACATATTACTTACCCTCCATCAACTCTTGAAAGAAAAGAAGAAACTCGTCTTCAGGTCCTTGATACCTTTCTTTCAGTTCTTGATAGTAAGATTGAAATTGATACTCCAACATATCTTCTCTTTCGAGAAGGAAATTCTTAATTCTTGACATACGATAACTCTATAATAGGTTGTAAAGTCGGGGAGACTTATACTATCTATTATAGTTTATTTTTTAAATAAAGTCAAGTAATATTCTTATCAACCTCGACAAACCTATTCTAATGACATTTGTTGAAGTTGTCAAGAGGTTCAGAGAGAATAGTAAGACTTATAGAGTTATGTCTCCCCAGACTTACCTACTACGTCTCTTACCTTCTCTCAGACCCTCTGGATAAGTTTAATGACATTCCAGGTCAAGGGAGTTACGGGAGTGTCTCCGAGGACATAACCCTTTGGTCAGGGGTTGTCAAGGATTGATTTCTTCATTTGATCAAGAACCTTGGTCATGTTTGAAAAGACATAAGTGATGTCAACATCCTTTGGAAACCCTAAGGCAACCGCCTCTTGTAGAATTCTATCCTTCATCTTCTGTGCCTCTGGATCATCAGAGAGTTTCAATCGTGTATAAAGAATACGTTGTTTATCCAGAAGAACACCAAGTTTTTCTACGTGTTCAAGTTTATCATCCCTATTCATTGTAGAGAACTCAAAAACTTTTTGATATATCTCTTGTTGGAGTTTGGTGATGTTCTCCATCTCCTCACGAACTAATTCTGAACTAAAGAAACTACTCATCAGACTCCTATTACTTCTCTTAAGATACGTTTGTATGAAAATACATCAATATGTATAAAAGAACTATACTTATCAATTCTCATAGACAAGAACTCCCAAACAGGATCTTTGAGTTTTTTATCAAAGTTTTTTTTAAATCCTAGAATTCTGTCCAGGATGATCAAAGTTTCTAGTGATACGTTCTTTGCAAGGTGTTCTTTGACAATGATAGGGTGACGGGTTCCATCAATCTCAAACACACTATCAAACTTTTTACCATCAAACAGATCACTGACTTCATTCTTGAAAACATATGACATTGATTGATGTTTTCTCTTCCATTCAGAATAATTACCCTCACCCTCTTTTGCAATCTGACCAATCCAAAGAGACTGTGGATCATCGCAACTCACAAAATTTGCCACGAAGTATTCAATCACTTCATGATCATCCTTCTGTCGTGATAACTTCTCAAAGAAAAATCTATCCTTTCGTTTATAAAACGATTGGATAGATGCTCTAGACTTACCACAATATTTGTGGTAATCATATGTTTTTTTAGTGAAATGATTTTTCAGTCCAAGGTAAGACTTGTACACATCGAAGGGTTGCACTTTGGGAATCATATAGGAAGTTTAGCGTGAGATGTTCTCTTCAAAAAGTTTAGTTCAATAGCCTCGCATTTGATCTTCTCTTTCAGAGGTTTAGAGATCAGTTTGGGCACAGACTCCACATCAATATTGTTTTTCTCACAGAAGAATACAATCGAATCAATATAACTCATGTCAACATTATCTGAATGGATTTTTTCAATCTCTTCAGAGAACTTTCTTGGACAGTAAAACTTACTCTCCAAGAGTTTATTGATATCTTGATCTTCAGGCATCTTTCTGTAATTTGAATTCAACAAACTCTCTAATGTACTTAGTGAGTAACTTGATGTACTTAGCTTTATCATATTCTTCATAGACTTCACACTCTCCATTTTCACAAGTCATTATAATAACGAATTTTTTAACTGTAAGACCAGTCAATTCATACAACATACATGCATATGCTGCACACTGTACAAAATATCCTTCAATCCACTCACGTTTTTTTGGTTTCTTTGATGTCTTGAAGTCGATGATAGCCAATTCGTTATTATACTCGGCTATACAATCTACGGTTCCAGCAATACCTAAGTACTCACTATAGAGAGGTTTTTCTAGACCATGTATATTATCTATGTTGTTTAGATCACCCTTGGCAATCTTGAATAGAAAGTCGGAAAGAGGTTGAACCTCTGGAAGATCCTCATTCTTTAGATAATGTTCGATTAAAGTATGAGTATCAGTACCACGACTAGTAGCCTGTTTAGTTACTTTGTTTGCTTCTTCTATACCAACCCTCTTCCGCCAGTCTGCAAAGATCTGACGGTTATAGTGACTGATGACAGAAGTGATTGAAACTAATTTTTTTCCAGAGGGAGTATCATAAAACCTAACACCATCAATATCTTTTCTTTCAAGAATTGGGGTGTCTAATTCAACATGTTTAAACATTACATACCTAGTTCAAGTTTTGCCACAATATATTCCTTAACAAGTCCACTTCTACAAATGTCTTCTGCTTGGAATTCAATTGTATCAAAAGATGGCATATTATTCAAGATTTTCATGAAGTCAATAATACCATTTCGTTCCGCAGTCTTAATCAAATCAGACTGAGTTGCATCACCACAGAACATTAGTTTAGAATCTTCACCAACACGGGTGATCATAGAATCAAGTTCGTGGAAATTTAAGTTTTGGAATTCATCAACGATGATGATTGCCTTATCAAGGGTTGTACCACGAATAAATGAAGTAGACCAGAATGAAATTGTTCCTTGTGCTTTGAGGTTGGTATACAACATTTCAAATGCATTATCATCTGGCATTTCAAACATGTACTTTACCATATTCTTATATGGAATCTGATAAAGTGAAGACTTATCTTCATGGTCTCCAGGAAGAAATCCAATCTCTCTGGTGGCTACAAGAGACCTGACGATGTAAATCTTCTCATAAGGTGTACTTGGATCTAAAACATCTAGAAGGGCGTTGTAGAGGGTGATAAAAGTCTTACCCGTGCCGGCACAACCATATGCGACTAAGTTCTGGTTTTCTTTATATTTTTCAAAGAAAAACTCTTGATTTTCTGTGAGGGGTTCAATTCTCTTAATATAATCAAGATTAATTGGTTTCTTTCTCTTCATTTGTTTGTTACTCATACCAAATGGAACTGGGTTTGTACTTCCAATACCAGACTTACTCTTTCTAGACATAAACTCTTTGAATTAAACAGGTTTTACTCTTGAACCAGGTAATTTAGATGCTTTATGAAGAACATCATTCCAACCTGGATGACTCTTCTTCAGTTTATCGTAAACTTCTCCTACCTCACCAAACCCTGGGGCATTTTCTGGAGTATAGTATCTTTCCCATTCAGGATTATCTTTACGCCATTGATCCCAATCGTGAACACTCATCTTCACGTCTTTGGTTTCACCAGTTTCCTTGTTTTTTATCGGATATGTGGCCAAAA